GGTCTTTCCCAATGCTTTATAACTATATCTTTTTTTTGTTTATACCAATCAGTAATTAAACTCCAGCAATCTTGAATATCCCATACCCATTCCCTACCAATTAAACTTTTTTCATACCCAGAAGGTTCAAAATAATACCAATCTGATGTTTCTGGAGTGACAATATAAAAAGGTAAGTCTAAATATTCACAGCTTGCAAGATCAGCCTGACTAGGTGTAGGAGGATGATCTGGGTGGCTGTGAAATACAGCTACAATCTCGCCTTGATCTTCAGCATTTATCCAATCATCAGGATCTAAAATAAATTGTTCCCCTAATTCTTCAGCAAGATTTTTACAGGGAAAATATTTCTCTTTTCCTTTATAAACGGCTACTAAACCACAGGCCTCATGCGGTGCATCTTTTTTTGCGTGTTGTAAAGCAATATCTTTCCAAGTCATCCTCTAAACGCTCCAATGCCAGGAAACAACTCCTTAGTCGCTATTCTTCCCGGTAGTTTTACATTTACTAAATCTAAAGCGGACTGAGCTTCCCATGTAACTACGTTTCTATTTTCAGTGACTTTACGATCTAAAAAATATATTTCCTGTGGAAACTCTGCTGTTGGATCAGGTGTTCCAAATGGATTCGTTTGTGTAGTAGACGATGAAGTTGTTGTTTGTTGGATCGTATTCGGATCATTCATTGTAATAGTATTACCCATATTATTTCCATGACTTGTGCAGTAGTATCTCAAATCATTCGGAGCAGAAGGATAAGCTGGAGAGTAAGTTACAGTTGCATCTGTACCCAAAGTTCCTGCATTGACAGTAGTTTGTTGCCCACCAGCATCAGATTTTATTCGCAAAGGATGTCCAACATTTGAACTATGAGATTGATTGAAGATATAAGTTGATCCACGTTTCATTGTGATAACTGGTTTTTGAACTCCATTTATTGCAAAAACATTCGCACCACCAGAATCTTGAACTACTGTGACAGTATATGTGACAGTTTCCCCGTCAGCAGGATCGGCTACAGTTTGAGTTGAAGTGCTAGTAACTGTTTCTGGAGCGAAATTAACGGCATCTAAAAAACGTGCCAAAGTTCTTATTCTTGTAAATTTTGCACCATTTAAATCATTACCAACAGTTGTTGTATTAATATCCTGCATTATTGCTGTTATAGTGCCAAAAATATTACTTATTGAAATTCTTGGTCTAGGTAAGGTTCCTGTTGATCCAAATTCAAATCCAGTACATTCAATAGGAAATCTTAAATAAGAGTTTCCAGCCCAAACAACTTCTCCATTTGCATTTAGATTTGCACCATTATGAAAACGATATATGGTGTTTGAACCATGTAAAGCTGTATTTAGTTCAATCGTAAAAAGTTCAATAATTGAACCAGGATTTATCTCTTGTAGTGCAGAGGTTGGAATTGCCATTAGGGTTCAAATACTTGCTCAAAAGTAGCTGTTACTCTATTTCGGTTAATTTCAAATATCTCCTTAGAAAAACTTCTACATATCCATTTAAAAGTTGTAGTTGTATCAGGGGGAGACCAATCAAATGATGTACCATTCTTAGCTTCATTTTCTAAAAATGTTTCTATTTCAGTAGCATCTTCATCATCAACATTAAAAGTGAGATTCCACACTTTAGGGTCTTGATTTAAGCCGAAAGTGGTTCTTTGTTGGTAGCCATCGCCAAACTGTGTTATACGTTGCTGTGGCTGACTACGTTTTGTAGCAGAATATTGTGGGTTGTAATCAGGAAAAGTAGCCATTATCTGTTAAGTAAACCTCCGGGTCTTTGTTGCTTAACAAGTTCTCCTTGAACAGCAGCAGCTATTAATGCACCAAGTTCCTGTCCTCCAGCATCATCGCCTTGAACATCTGAACCTGATGCGTCTACATTAACAACAACATTGCTAGTACTGCCACCTCCCCCAAGTTTATTATTTGGAATAATCGTTCCAGAAGATCTTGGTACGAATAATTCTGGCCCTTTTTCTCCAACGATTGAAGGTTTGCCTACTGGAGGTCTACCTCCGTTTGCAAATAAACCAAGAGCACCTAATAATCCTCCTCCCTTTTCTCCTTTTGAGCCTAATATCGAGCCAAATAATCCTTGATTAAGTGCAAGGTCTAAAAATCTATCAGCAATCTTATTTAACATATCTCCAAGAGTTGATGTTCCTTTAATTAACCCTTTAATACCTTCTTTAATATCATTATTTATTGAATTACTTAAAGATTCAAAAGCATTTTTTACCGCTTTAGCATTTTCAGCTTGTTCTTTCAGATCTTTATTTATTGTGACACCATCTCTAATTCTTTGTAATTGGGTTTCATTTAATCCTTCCATAGTTAGACCCAATTCATCAACCTTAGTTTTGATCGCATCCTCAATTAAAAATTCTTCTTCCTTGCCAGCGATGATAGCTCTATTTAGGTCATTTTCTTTTTCTAAACCTGATAATCCAGCAGTGATTAATTTATTTGTTTTAACTCGTAGTGCGTCTCTATCTTTTTCTATGATTATAGTTTCAGCAATTACTCTTTTTTGTCTGTTTAAAGCATTTATTTGGTCATTAATTTCTTTATTTCTTCCTCTTCCTCCACCTCCAGGCCCTCTTTGAGCTTCAAGATCAGCTATTTGTTTATTTATACCTCTAAATGCTGGATTATTTGGATTTTGTTGTAGCATTTTAGTCGTTCTACTTTGAACAGACCTATTTTCACTATCGCCTAAAGTTTGATTTAAAAGTTTGGCTACTGCTGCTTGTACTTTTGTAAAAAACAAAACAGTACTACTAGTTAAATTTCTAAATGTTTCACCAAATTTCCGTAATTCTTCTACGTTTTCTTCGCCTATTTTATCTCCCATCATTTCTAAGGCTGCATTTAAAGCTGCTTGCTTACCTTGAGTTTGTTCAATAATTTGTAATCTTCTTTCTTCTATAGTTCCCATAATTCCCATAGACTTAGTTAGAGCAGTTATATCTGGATTCAAAGCGTTCATTGCTTGACCCAACTCTCCAATAGAAGTTATGGCAGTTTGTATCCCTGTTGCAATAGTTGTACCAACTAAACCACCAGCAAATCCTCCCATTTTGCCACCTACTCTATCTCCTATAAGACCACCAGCAAAACCTCCAGCAGCAGCAAATGGCCCTTGTCCAAATAGCAAAGGAAACGCACCACTAATTAAGGCACTAGATAAACCACTTCCACCACCACCTCCTCCTCCTCCTCCACCAAGTCTAGGTGTTTGAGTAGCAACGTTTGCTCTATTTGCTTTTACTTGTCCATTTCTAACTTTTAATATTTGTTGATCTGTTTTTAAAATTTTATTTTTAAGAGATAATTCTTGTCTTAAAACTTTTAAAGCATTAGTTGTTCCTGTAACTCTTGATTTATTAATAGCTCTCATCTTCTTATCTAACTTATCTACAGCAGTATTAACTTTATTTAATTCCCGTAAACCTACGACTTTTATTCTTAGCGTTTCTGTAGTCACTTACGAAAGACCAATAATATCTTCTATTCTATAATACCCTAAAAAATTATCTAGTTCTACGAGCTTTCTCGTATTCTTTTTCTTGCTCTTCATTTACAATCTGAAAATATGCACTCCAACCTATAAGTTCTTCTAAAGTCATATTTCTTACTTCTACTAAAGTCTTTTTAAGTTCTTTTGCTACACCAAACTGCAACATCATAAGATTATCTCTTTTCAGTTGGGCAGCTAGTTCTTTGGGTCGATTATATCCTCTTCAGCATTAATTACAGCAAGCATTAAACTTTGCAAATCACTATCTTTTACTTCATTTTTTAAAACATCAATTTCTCCTGCATTAAATAACTTTCTACCATTTTCATCTTGAGCTTTAGCAAGTAGTAATTGTAAAGCAAAAGCATTAGCATCATCACTTCTAGCCTGTTTTTGTGCTCTCTCTCTTTCTGCCATTGTTAATGGTGTTACATACATTTCAAAGGTAGAACCATCAGATAATGTAACTTCTTTTTTTATCGGTTCAAGATTTGCAGCTTTTCTAAGTTTATCTAGTGCTGATAGATTGCTTGCCATAAAATAAAATCAATATATTGATATTCTAATGCAAAACATGAAAAAACCCCAGATAA